AGACGAATCCATCCGCAGCAGCACCGGGCGGCGCCTCGGCCCCGCCTCCGGGACAGTAGGAGACAACAATGCCCGCTCAGCGACGACTCTTCATGCCCGCCGATGGACTCTCGATCCGCGATCCGCTCACCAACGAGCGCGCCAAAGGCAACATCATGAATCCGCGTCGCTACGCGGAATTCGGTGGACTCAGCTCGGGTAGCGCGCGAGGGTTCTTCTCATCGACAGCGACCGTACAGAAGCCGGGCGCAACTGAGCGCGCAGTCCCGGTGAAGTAAAATGGCGCAAGACGCCAGCCTCGAAAACTTAAGCGCTGAGCAACGCGCAGAGCTGAACATCGGGCGCCTCACGCGCCAGCTGCTCACCGACCCGGACACTCGAGAGGCCACCGCTAAGCTGCTGCAGAAGAAAGATTCCACGCTGCAGTTCCCGGATGTCGCGGCGAAAGACGAGGCGCGCAAGGCCGAAGAGAAAGCCACTGCCCGCGTCGCCGACCTCGAAAAGAAGCTCCTTGAACGCGACGCCCGCGAAGCACTCTCGCGTCAGCACCGACGCATCGAAGAAGCTGGCCTCGATGTGAAGATGGTGACGGAGCTGATGGAAAAGCACGGCATCCCGCCGACCGAAGATGGCTACGGCATCGTGATCGAACTCGTGCAGGGGCGACAGCAGCTCGCAGAGCCGACGCCGGAGGGGTTCGCGCCGTTCAAAGTTCCCAATCTCAAAGAGATGTGGAACGATCCCGTCAAGTGGCGGGAGGCTGAAGGCTACAAGGTTTTGAATGAGCTGATTGCGCAGCGCAAGCGGGCGTAGTCAGCTTCCACAATCAAAGGGCACCAGCTTGGTCGAGCTGATCGACAGGTGAAGGTGTCTGCGAGTGTTTCGTGACGGCGTAACCATAGAGCGACAGGAAGCTGGTCATCCACTCGATGACATCTTCCAGCCGTTGCCCAGGAACTTGGGGCTTAACCCACAATTCAAGGTTCTCAAGACGGTTGTCTGCTCGCTGGCCGTTCTTGTGATGCACGTTTTCGTTCACGTAAAGCGCGCGGCCCAAGTATTGCTGCATGATGTAGCGATGCTCAAGGATGTAGTCTCCGTCGCGACGAATGATGCGATAACCAGACTTGTTAAGGTGACCTCCCTTGTCCTTAGATTTGGCGATTCCCTTGTTAGCACAGATGCGCGAGCAGTAAGTTTTTCCGAGCCGCGATTTTCTCGACGGCAATGCGCTGAAAGGCGTACCACAGATTTCGCATATTTTCGTAACAGAAGCACGATCGGTTTTAGCGGCACCTCTACAGGAGAGCGAACAGTACCGCGCCCGCGCCGCTTGCGAATGCTTGTAGTGAAAGGGCTTACCGCAGTGCTCGCAGTTCTTCGTCAGCGGCAACCTGTACGCCGACTCTCGGCACTCAACCGAGCAGTATTGAGATTTGGCGCCGTGAGTTTCGTATTCCTTCCCACAGTGCTCGCACTTGCGGGTCAAGTTGATGAACGTCTTTCCCTTTCGGTACTCCCGGTAGCACTCGCGGGAGCAGACCGTCCGTCTGACCTCTTGAGAAGGGGGGCATTCGAACGGCTGGCCACACTGAGCGCATGTTTTTGTAACTGGCATGACACACCTCGGTTTAGTGACGAGTGTGTTAGTGTAGCCTAAATGTAGGGGTTTGCAATGCCTTTTTCATCTGGGGTGATGCCCACAGGCGCGAGTTTTTCCGAGTATGCAAGTATCACCCGGAGAGCGTTCGTCCCGACCATGTACGTGCAGCTCTACAACGCGAGCCCCACGATTGCGGCGTTGATGCAGCACGCGAAGGTGGCGAGTGGGGGCATCTCATCCGTGACGGTACCGGTGCAGGGTCAGGCGCTGACGGTCCCGCAGTGGGTGGGTTTCGATGGCTCGTTCAGTCAGCCAGCCAACATTCAGGGCATTCAGCCGGCTGAATTTAACCTGAAAGGTCTCGTCACACCGATTCCGTTCTACGGATTTGAGGGGGCGATTCAGGCGGACCACGCCATCATTCCGCGCATTGAAGCCGTGTTCAACGATGCGACCAACAGCTCGGTGGACGTGCTCTCCAATGCGCTTTTCTCCAACGTCACGAACGCTCAGCAGCTCATCGGGGTCAATGCGGCGTTCGATGACGGCACCAATGCCGCGAGCTACGGCAACATCAACCGCTCGGCGTCGACCTTCTGGCAGGCCAAGGTCTACAACGCGGGCGGTGTGAATCCGACGCGCACGCTCGTGCTGCAGTACCTCGTCGGCGTCAACAAGTACGGCTCAGAAATGCCGACGATGGCAATCATGGGGCTCGGCACGTGGCTGAACCTCGTTAAGACCGACTACGCGCCGCTCGAGTCGTACCAGATCCAGCCGGGCATGGGATTTGACAGTGACGCCGACCGGCCGCGCGCACTCTTCCGCGCCCTCGATGTCGGCGGCGTGCCGATCTATGCCGATCCCTACTGCCCGGAGGGGATCATGTACATCTGGCACTCGGCCTACACGATGCTGTATTTCCACAGCATGGCTAATTTCTCATTCACAGGGTTCGAGTCTCTGTTGCCGGTGTACCAGATCGGCTATATCGGCGGAGTCGTGACGTTGCTCGAACTGGTGTGTGCCAAGCCGCGCACCACGGGGCGCGTCGGAACCGTGGGGTCTACGGGCACCCAGTTCCTTTTCCAGACGATCTAGGAGTCTATAGCACATGTCAGACCTCAAGCTGCCCTATGGTGGCCTAGACCTCGAAAGCGAACTGACCATTACGCAGTTCACGATCCCGGCGGGCGTTGGCGCAACCTTCGCCAACGCGAACGCGACCGTCGGTGCGGGCGGCGTCTGCACGTTCACCACGAACGCGGCTCACGGACTCACGCTCAACCCCGCAGCCGGCGTGCCACCGAATTACTTCGTGACCTTCGGCGGCTCGATGACCCTCGGAACTGGCACCGGCACGCTGATTGGCAACGTGTTCCGCATCCTGTCGATCCCGTCCACAACCACGTTCACGTTCTGGTCGACGATCACGACGGCGACGGTGACCTCGACGACCGTCATCCCGGTGTTCTTCCCCAACTTCCTCGCGGGCTTCGGCTCGGGGTTCTCGGGCGGGCCGACCCAGACGATTTCCTCCATCGTCACGCCGTTCCCGTCGCCTCAATTCGTCGGTGCGATGGTGAACTTCCGCGGCGGCGCCAACTGCGCGGCGCGGCTCAACACCGACAACACGGCGGTCATCCTTGACCCGCAGTCAACCCCGGCATCGGGCACGCCCGGCACCGCACCGACATGGCGCGACCAGCAGGCGGTGTCGACGAACGGGCAGCTCTGGCTCGCAGGTCCAGGCGGCGCCATCTGGGCGAACGGAGCCACCGGCACCACGACCGTCAGCTGCGTCAACTGAGTAGAGAGTAAGGGCACATGCAGAATTTGCATCTCAATCTCGATGAGTTCGTGCGGATCACTCAGACAGTGCAGGATAAGATCGTCGGTCGTTACGACGGCATTAACTACACATTTCCACACAACGTTCCAGTGGACGTGCATAAAGCTGTCGCGACCCATATTTTCGGATTCGGGCTGCCTGAGGTTTCGGAAGACCAGCGAGTGCAGGACAAGACCGCTTGCCTCATGCGGCTCGGGTGGGTGAGCAACAGCGGGGACCGCGAGTCGGGACTTGAGTCGCTGCGCAAGCACGTCATGTTCGAGGAGATTCCCCCGTTTCCGAACGTGTTGCGTCTGCGTACCCCGGAAGAGAATTCAGGTCTCCTGCAGCAAGAACCAGCAGAATCGATGGCGTCGCGGGTGCCCTCGTCACCGTCGTCGATGGGGAGTGGGGCCACGCCTGAAAAGGCTGGCCCCAACGACCCAAAGGCGACGCTCCATCTGCCGAAAGCCAAGGGCGCGTGAGATGTGGCTCAGCTCAGTGACTACCTCCTGCAGGTGCAGAACGACCTCCTGCATGACCCCAATGGTCTGCTCTGGCCGCAACCTGACGTAATTCGCTACATCAACGAAGCGCGCAACCGTGTCTGTCAGGACACGAAGGCGCTGCGAACGATCGTCCAGGGTTCGCAATACCCGTCGATGGTGTTCTCGGCGGGCGTCGAGTTCTACACGCCGCAGACGTTTCTGCCGGCGCCTTTCGGCACGAACCTCGTAGTCTGCATGGGCATCAGCGTCATCGTCAACAACGAGCGGCTGGGGCGGCGGTATGACCCCTATGCGACGCTCGATGCTTTCGCGCGCGGTTGGGTGAACTTCCAGGATTGGCCCACAGCGTGGTCAAGAATCGGCGCCGGCCAGATCCTGATTGCCCCAGTCCCGAATCAGAACTACCCGTGTGACTGGGACATCTCAGTCATCGGGCCGCCGCTCGTGCTTCCGACCGATGTCGATACCATCCCGGTGCCTTTTCAAGAGCCGGTGCAGTATTACGCGGCATACAAGGCGAAACTGAAGCCGCAGTCACAGGGCGAAGCGAAGTTCTTCCTCGATCTGTACGGCGACATTCTGAAGCGCTGCGCTGTAGCGTGGATGACGCGCGTGGTGCAGAACCCTTATCAGCGGTTGCCGGGGCCATGAGCCAGATTGCGCAGCAAAATAACGCTGCCCAGAGCGATCCGGCGCCGCTCAGCACGAAGGTGTTCCGCGAGTTCAAGGGGGTCTACACGCAGGCATCCCGCACCGCGATCCCCGAGGGGTACTTCTACAACCTCGAAAACATCATCCCGATCGGCGAGCAGAACGCTCACGTGGTACCGAACATCTCAGCCCCGCTCGCGACCTACACCGACATCGTGTACTGGTCGCAGAGCGTGAATTTGAACGGCACCGAATACCTCGTCAACTTTACGACCAACGGCAAGGTGTTCTTATTCAACATCACGA